TATATTAATGACCCAAATCCTGGATTAAGGCTTACAGATACAGATACAGGGTCTCGTTCAGAAGTAAGTGCTACAAGTACATCTGGAAGCCTATATTTTTTTGCTGATATTAATAATCTATCTTCTAGTTCTCTTATTGGTTTTTATGTTGATGGTGGAAAAAGAATGAGTATTTCATCTGGTGCTGTTGTCACTATTACTGGCACTTCACCATATATTGTTCTTACAGATTCAGATACTGGTTCTGATGCAAAGCTAGTTGGTTCTGGAACAACAGGTTCTTTATCTATTAGAGCAGATGATAATAGTGAAGTTGCTGGTTCTAAAATAGAGTTCAAAGTAGATGGTAAAGAAATGATGAATATTGATGTTGATGGTGATGTATGGATTAAGAGAAAAGTAGGAATTAATGATTCATCACCAGACGCTTATCTAGATGTGTATCCCGGTGGAACAACACCAGTAGCTATTTTCAGTACAAATACAGGAAAAAATCCATTCTATGTTTCAAGAGACGGAACAACCTCACAAGCACTTGAAATTAAAGTTGATGATAATAATTTGAATTTGGATTATAAGCAAGACACTGATGAGAATACCTCACATGGGATAGTCTATAACATAAATTCATCAAGCACAGGAAACGCATACTATAGATTCAGAATTTATGGAGATGATATTCTCTATTTAAATAGAAGCGGAAGTATTGGAATAGGAACAATAAATCCAAATCTTGGGAAAGTTCAAATAAATGGAAGTGTAAATGGAATTAGTTTATATGCAGAAAACAATATTTCAGCAGAAGATTATCTATATCATTCTCCTTTCCCTGATGAAAGCTACACAGATGAACAAGCACTTTTAGATTTAATTAAAATTAAGTCTGATGGAAAGGGGAAATTAAATCACTCTACAATTCCTTTTAATGCAAGAGTGAATATGATTAAGCCAATTTACAAAGATAAAGTAATTCAATATGAGGATTCTGAGGAAATTTGCGAAGAAGTTCCATACAATATCACAGAAGATAATGAAATAATAACAGAGTATAAGTCTGTATGCCATATTGAAACAATAGTTAAGAATAAAACAATTCAAGAGAAAATAGGAGAAATAGAAGAGCCACAGACATCAGTAGGAATGATGCTTGGAAATATAATTAAATCAATTAGAAGAATATTTGAATGGAATACTCAACAAGACGAGAAACTAACCCAATTAGAAAACGAAGTAACAATTTTAAGAGCAGAAAATCAACTAATTAAACAAGAGCTTTGCAATAAGGATAATACATATTCCTTTTGCATACAGGAGATAGAGATATTAAAATGAATTTAGATAAGACAAAAGTTGGATTAATAGGATTAATTACTCTCTTAGGAGTTCTTGGGGGAAACATATATCTTAGTCAAGACCAATTAGATAACGCCTATTATTGTACTGCAACAGAGGAAATAGGAATATTCTATGGTGGCATAAGTTCAACTGGTTTAACAGCCTACCCTTATGAGGAAAATCGTTCAGGTTATGTTAGGTGCCAAAAAGCTGGAATAAAAGGAGTATGGATACCACTACAAGAATATGCTAAAGAAAATAACATTGAGATATTTAAAATAATTAATAATGATACAAAAACATATATAGAAAACGCAACAAAAATCGTTACAATAGAATATCCTAATGGTAAAATCTATGAATGTTATTTCCATAACGAATACGATAATAATACAATTAAATCAACTTCTGAATGCGTGTTAATAACATAAGATGGTAACTGAAAATTATAATGGTTCTGATTGTACTGGAAATAGTGGAGATAAAAATAGGGTTTTGACATTGAATAATACTAGTGAGACAAGTTCATCTGGTTTTTTTGTGTATGTTTCTGGTTTATTACTTATAATTGATAATTGATTCTGATTATACTGTCACTCACAATGAAACTGGAACAAAGGTAACCTTCCTCAATCCAATATGGGATGATATGCCAATAGTAGTTGTTTATGAAACAACAACTGCGTCTGGTACGGGCTCTAGTGTTAATCAGAACATTGTAGATAGGGCTATATCCAAATATGGGGAAAGTGCTACACTTATAGTTGCGAGTCAAACAACATATTCTGACTATGGTGATTTTTCTCAGACAACATCAAGTTCTACAATAACAGTGGTTCATAATGACATTCAGGGAGATGAAGAGTTCAATAAGGATGGGAGATATAGACCTGGAGATAAAGTGTTTTTCGCTAAATCAGATGTTTCTGGATTGGCTGTCTCAAATAGAATAAAATTCAACGGAGCAACATATGAAATTAAAGATGTTATAACACACCATATTCAAGGAAAAGATATGGTTCATGAAGTAAGATGTGGAAGAATATAATAATGTTTATAAACTTATAAACTTATATAAAGTAGTCAAGAGACAATATCTCAGGAGAGAATCATGGCAGGAGCTGTAACAAAAAGCGAATTAGATAGTAGTATATGGCAGAATTTTTATGATGTTTTAGTTAATGATGTAGTTGGTAAAAGCATAACTGACGCACATGGAAATACCCATACTCTTTCTAGGGCAACAAATTCTTTTCCAGATACACAAATAGATAATAAATCAACTTACCCTATTTTAGTAATAGAATCTCCAGATTTTTCAAGCGAATCATTTACCTTAGATAAAGAACAAATAAATGGAACAATTACAATAGAAATATATTCTACAAGTTCTGAGGTTGCAAGTAAATTTTTTAATAAAATACTCGACTCAATTGAAACAAGCAAACCAGAATTTTCAGATAATAATATTCACAACATTAAGATAGATTCTACTGACTCTGTTCATGTTCAAAGAAATCAAATTAAAGTTCATGTTAGAAGCGTAACATATAGTTTTGTTACAAGATACACTAAAACAGGTGGGCATTAAAATGATACAAATTAAATTAATCGGAGGGAAAAGAGTAAGCAGAATGATGTTAAATTTAGGACCAGAATTAAATAAGATGATGAATAAGGCTGGTTTGGAATTTCTTAAATCTGTTAGACGTGGTGCAATGATTATGGCTCCAAAATTAACTGGTAATTTGTCAAATAGTATCGTTATTAGAAAGAAACAAAATAAATATGTTTTTGCTGTTGAAAGTCCTTATGGTAGGTATGTTGAAATGGGATACAGACCACACCTTGTTAGTAGTTCTGCTTATGCTTATCCTGGAAAGACAATAGCACAGGTTTATGGTATACCAGAAGGAGTAACTTTGTTAGTTAGTGGTTCTAGGAGACCTAATTTTGTTAGAGATGCTTTTCAAAATGCAATCGCTAGATTGCCACAGATAATTGAAAGGAGGGCTAAACAGGCAATACAAAATTCTAAAAAATGAGATTAAGAAATAAGACAAAATCACCGAAGGAATTGAGAATTAAAGGGAAAGTTGTAGTGGTTAAGCCAAAGGAAATAATTGAAGCAGAAAAAGTTGTATATGATTCACGTTCATTCGAAAAGGTGGAAAAGAAAAGTGTCATTAGTAGGCACAAGAAAAGCAGTACCAGGTTACCTGGGAAGTTAATTAAAAAGGAGAAAATAAATTAAGATGGCTTATGACACTTTTGGTGAAGGTTCCACATATCTGAGCATCGCTAAAAAAAACGGAAGTGATATTAATTTCAAAGCAATAATAGAGACTATTGATATCTCTGGTGGTGCAAAAGGATTTGATTCAATTGCAACAATCGCTGGTGGTAGATTGAAAAAACATACTCCTCAAGAAGACATAGAGATAACTCTTGAAGGATATGCTGTTGAAGTTGGAAGCACTAGCACTACTGGAAATGGTTTCTATGACTTGATGCATTCTCAAGATACAACTCAGCCACTTAGCATTAGCACAGATTACTCAAGAAATGAATATAGAATGGTTATTCTTGCTACAGACAATACAAGTCAGACAGATGCTGTTAGTGCTACAAGTAGTGGTGATGACGCTATGAGATATGTATTCCAAAACGGACATTTCACTAACGTTACAGCAAGTTTTACAGATGGTGTGTGGAAATTTAGTATAACCTATAAAGTTACACCTTTTGATAAAAATAAAAACTCAAATGTGACATACGAATCTACTGATGGTTCAACTATATTGACTGCGGTTGATTCATATACATAAAATGAGTGAGATAAAAGATAGGATTGAAATTAGAGGGCTCGTAGTTAGCAGAATTCCTAGCTGGGCTAAGACTTACATAAAACAAAGAGCCAAAGAGGAGTTTTGCGATGACTATGGAGCTCTTATTTCTTATTTGATAAGGCAAGTAGAAGAATATGAGCTATTTAAATCAAAATTTCTAAATTCAGAGTTAATGATACAAATAGTTAATAATCCACAAAATGAAAAAACTGATGCTGGGGTACCCAGGTCTATTTGTGGAGAACCAATTAAATTTGGAGGTAAGAATGGGAAAGATAGATAAATTTTTAGCCAAACCTGTTGAAATAAGTATTGGTGGAGAAAGGTTTTCCATTAGACCATTTACTGTTGAGGATATACCAATGCTTAATAGGATGGGTTCTAAAGATGTTTCAGTAAGTTCTGAGGCAATCCAAGAAGCAGTATTCAAGGTTTGCAAACAAATTGACCCTGAGTGTACAAGAGAGCAGGTAAATAACATCTCTGTAGAACACCTTGAAGACTTTTTGAACGCTATTGGAAAAGCCAATAATATGGATATTGGTGAAGCAAAGGCTAAATTATTGAAAGAAAATGAATCCATTACAAGAGCTTAAAAGGATTGTAAAAGGGGACAATAATGAAGATGAACTTATTGAAACTTTTTATGTTTTAATGAAAACTTTTGGTTATACTCTGGATGAGCTTAAGAAAATACCCATACCAACCTTTAATTTATTGGTTAGAATGATAAATAAAGAAGAACAATTAAATAGGAAGGCTATAAGAAAGAGATAATGGCATTTCAATTAAATAATATTGTGAAAATAACCACATTGTATAAGGCAATAGGTTTGGAAAAATTTAGTCGTGAAGCTCGTAAGGTTAATGAAGCTATTACTAGAAAACAAAGGGCTATGCAGGATGCTACAAAAATGGGTAGGAGATATAGGGAAACAATTGAAAACAACAGAATCGCACAAAAAGGATTCTTTGATGTTATGAGAATGGATAGTGAGACGTTTGGGAAGTATATCAGACAGAATAGAAAATTTGAAACAATAGGTGGAAGAATTGCTGGAACATTAAGGAGAATAACTCACGGTGCAAGGGGTTTTAGGATGGAAATGCTTGGTATAATGTTCTTTGGGATGACATTAAATAGAACGCTTATGGGTCTAATTAAAACGTCTATGGATTGGACGGGTGTAACAGAAATATTTACACAGACACTTGGAATTTTGTTTCTACCTGTTGCTGAACTTCTTTTAGATTGGTCATTGTATTTCCTTAAAGCAGTTACAAATCTTACAGATAAACAGAAAAAATGGATTGGTATGTTGGTTTTGGGTGGTGCCATTCTTGGTGGATTCATTATGGTTGTTGGAACATTAGCATTAGGTATAGGTTCATTAATTATGGCTTTCGGTGCATTGGCAACACCAATGATGTTGTTTTTTGGGTTAATAGCTGGAATATCAGGATATTTCTTATTTAATGCTTGGTTAAAAAATTCAGCAGAGAATGTTGATAAATTAAGAGAGAAAATGGTTAATTTTGGTGTATCTGGTGAAATGTTTGATTTAGTTAAAGAAAAATTAATTGGATTTGCTAACATTATTAGAGATAAATTTATTGATATTAAAAGTAAGATTGGTGAATTTATAGGTGAAGTATTGCCAAAGATGATAGAATCTGGTGGAGATATTATTATGAGTTTAGTTAATGGTATAGCAGCAAATGCTAATAAAATAAGTGAAGCTATTAAAAAGCTAATAAATAAAATTATATCTTGGATAGATGAAAATCTTGATTTAATAATAGATTCTGGATTAAAGATACTTCAAGCAATAGTTGATGGTATTAGTGAAAATGTAGATAAAATTGGGTCTGCATTACAGAAATTATTAGAAAGAATGGGAACATGGGTTGGAGAGAATTCTGATAAAATTATAAATATCGGATTAACAATAGCTGGTTATATTATTGAGGGTGTTATTAAGGGTCTTGGTAATCTTGGTGAGATTGTTGGAGAAAAAATCAGGAATGTAATAAATACTCAACTTGGAATAGAAGAAGGTTCTAGGTTAGAGTCTTTTATGTGGGGACCAAAAATAGAGAAACCAGAAGTTATAAAAAATCCTCTCCCTGGAACAGTTATTAGTACTCCTTATGGTGGTATGTCCATTGCTACCACTTATAATGTAAATGTATCAGATAAGAGGGATTTTATTAGATTGCTTGAAGAAAATAATAGGCAGTTGGTATTTGATGTTCAAAGGAGTGTAAGAACATAAAATGACAAATGAAATAACAATCAGCAAGGGAAGTTATCAAGTAACGCTTTATGGTGTTAATATTGCAGAGAATTATTCGAATAAAATATTTGTTATAACACCAGCAACATCCATAGCAAATCAGTCTAGTGGTGGAGAAAAATCTAAAATTGTAGATTTATTGAGAATAACACACCAAATAGTTATAAAAGGATATATTTGTGGAAGCGATACTTCAGATTCACAACCAGCTAAACTCAATGGAGTTGCACAAAATTTAACTGCAAAACAAGTTAAAAATTATCTTGTAAAGATATTTGATGGGGGAGGTATCTCTGGGGGAACAGCAACATTAACATTCGACCCTGGTGGAAGCGAGGAGGAATCATTTAACGGATATATTGAAAAATTAACCTTTGTAGAAGTATCAGAGGATGCTCCATCCTCATCAATTAAAGATGCTGCAAGATACGAGGTTGCATTAACATTTGCTGAAGGTATTCAAGTTTAAAATGGAAGGAAAATATATTCTTGGTTTTTTGACATTAGTTCTTTTAGCTAGCGGAGTAGTCTATATAACATTGAATAATGATGTACGTATTAGAGTAGATTATGATAAAACAACATTCTATATTCCACATGATAATTATTCTTGGATATGGACTGTTAGTGGGAGGGAGTACAATAAACTATTTGATGGAACAAGTTTAATGTACAGAAATGTTAGTTCAATTAAGATAGATACAATCATAAATGGTAATAAAACATTGATTACTAGGAATACAACTTATCTGCGTGGTCCTAAGATAGTAGATACCTATTATTTTGATGGGAATATTAATGATGTTGAGCTTTTTCCTATAAAGCACACAGTTGAGATTTATAATGCTTCTGGATATTTTTATAGGTATGAAGTTAGGGATTTGGAGTATGATGGTGAAACAAGAAAACTTGATGTTAATTCTATGTCTTTTGGTAATAATATGAAGGTTGAATGGCAGGAACAAAATAAGAGGTGGGCTTGGGTTTATAAATCTGGAATTTTGAAAGTTCAGTATAGTATTCCTTCTAATTATGAAAAGTATGAAGTAAGATTATTTGACCCTTGGACTCCAAACCTAAATACCGACATTTCTATCTATTATAACATGAACGACACAAATGTTACAAACAGAATTAATCCAGGGGTAAATGATGGTGTTAATTATGGTACAACTGTAACCACAGGTATTATTGAAAATGGTCTTCTTTTTACGAGTGACTTTATACAAGTAGATAATTTAACTGCAATAGTTGATGAAAATGTTGGAACAATAAGTCTTTGGATTAAACCAGCAACATACGATACAACAACACAATATATTTGTGAACATAATACAGGAAGTGATAGATTTGGTTTCTACTTGGATTCTGATGTAACAGACCCTGGAATAGGTTTTATTTTTATGGATAATGCTGGTGGTGTTCCAAATTACGATACCACATTTGCAAATGGTTCTTGGTTTCATATTGTAGCAACCTGGAATTCTTCTGGATATAGGGACCTGTGGGTTAATGGTATTCAAAGAGATAATAAATCTGGTGCAACAATAGTTAATTTTGGTAATGATGAATTTGATATTGGTAGAAAAAGTTCAACAGGTTCATCTCATTATTATGGTTCTATGGATGAGTTTGCAATATGGAAAAGACAATTAAATCAAACAGAAATATTGGAGCTCTATAATAATGGGGCTGGAATAACACATGAATTCTTTCCAAATGTAACCATTCTTTTCCCAGCAAATGATTCTTTCTATTCTTATAATGTATCTACAATAAACTATACAATTAGCTCTGGTGGTGGAACAACAGATACTTGTTGGTATAGTCTTGATGGTGGAACAACAAATATAACAACAAATTGTAGCTTAAATGTAACAGGAATTGGGGGAATAGAAGGCTCAAATTATTGGATGATGTGTATTAATAACACTGATTCAAACGAAGATTGTGATTTTACAAATTTCTCAATAGATTTAACAGACCCAACAATTTCACTGAGACCATCTGCTAGCGATAATGATTCTTGGATAAGCAATTCCCTTATTATATCTGACGTTATAGTTAATGAAACAAATCCAGCAAATATTTCATATAATCTTTACAATACAACAGGGACATATAATATAACTATCTATAATGCAAGCGGTTCTTTTGTTCAAAATATGCATAACTGGTCCAGCGTTCCAGATGGAAATTACACTTTTAATGTTACTATTTATGATAAAAGTGGAAGAAGCGACTCTACAGAAACAAGACAAGTATATTTAGATGCAACAAATCCTTTAATAGAGTATGCTTCTAGTTCAGATAGCACAAACGAATCTGGTAATTTTACTGATAAGAATTGGATTTTTGTTAATGTTAGTGTTACTGAAATAAATGAAGCAAATATAACTTTCTGGTTATGGACAGGAAACAACAAAGAATATAATAAAACAACCTATACCGACGGAACAAGAACAATTAATTGGACAAATCTTCCAGAAAATATGTATTATTGGAATGTTACATTGGTAGATTATGCTGGAAATTCCAACACAACAGATACAAGAAGATATGGTATTGAAATTGTAAATATCAGTCTTGCTGGATACTA